AAAGAAATCAGTTTATTCGGTACAGTTAAAGAAGTGTTAGGCACTGTTCTTAGATCAGGTGAGAGGCTAGTTAAGATAGCTGATCAAGGCACTCAATATGCACTAGAAGCAGCTAAGGTTGCAAGGCTAGAGGCAATAAACGATTTAGAGATTAGTGAAGAATCTTTAAAGAGTTTCGAAGAGAAAATTGCACTACTAGAGAGAATTAAATAATTTAAGTTTAGCTTAAGTTTTCTCTCCATCTTAGGTTAGGGTTTATCCCTAGCCTTACTTTTTTTTCGTATCTCCTTGTATTTCTCTCATTTTCTCTCATATTGTTCTCCTTACACTTTGTACACTTAACACTCACACTTACACCCTACACTACCTTACGTCTATCGTCTCTTCTTCATATCCAACTCTCGTCTCCTTGTTCAAGCTCGTTCTCCGTTCGGTTTATCGTCTGAATGATTCATCATTCTAAATTAAATTAATAAAGGATAATCCATGAGATTAGCAGTATCAGTTTCTAAAGCAGCAGAGCATAGAGTTGGAGAAAGATCACCAGAGAACTTTCTCAATAGCATAGAAGAAGTACGTGATTATACATTAGCTAACGAAGCTAAGTACTTCGTAAATATTAGAGGTCATAAAGCAGAGAAAGGCATCAAGCCTTTAGATTTCAAGTCAGCCTATGTTCAAGCTCAAAACCTTATCGCTGAAGGATACTCTGATAGAGATGTATTCATCAGTGCAATAATCGATAAAGTCGCTACAGCAGACGACATCGATTTCTAAGAATTAGTTGAGAGAGAATAATCTCTCTCTCTCAACATTAGAGTAATCAATGGATATAAGAATATCTATTGACTACTTTAATTCTTCTAATTCTCCTTAATTACTAATCGAGTCAGCATAGATTAGTAATTCACCCATGCTGATTTTTTTTTTTTTTTACAGAAAGGAGTAGCCATCATGAAAAGAGTACGAGGTTACATTAATAGAAAAGATATGGTGATCAGTTTCGATACTGATAGAACAAGGTTTATGCCTTACCGTGTAGTGATTAACTATAACGGCAAGAAAGCAGAGACCTACTTCAATACATGCAAGGCTCTATTTGAGTTCTTGCCAAGAATAAAATAATAAAGGATCAATCATGAAACTAGTAGAACTATACCGCTTCACAGTAGACAACGAATACGATGAAAGCTTTGAACTTTGTCAATACGAAGAAGAAGAATATTCTTCTGAGTTTGTTCTAGGCAATTATAGATTCTCCGAACATCAAGATATAAATAATCCAGAACTTGTACAGAAACAAGTAAGAATTAAAGACGCTCATATCTATTATGACAATATAGAAGTTGAGCCTATTGAAGACGGAATGTTTAATTTCTTGATCAGACTTACTCGCAATGATCTTGTAATCGCAGATATTCTTCTATAACTTCATAGACCTAATCAAGTCTCTAAACTGATTACCTTTTTAACTCCTAGAGATAGACATCTCTATTACTACTAATTTTAATACTAAGGATAGTCAATGTTTACGACTCAATCAAGAGTAGAAGAGCTACTCAGCGAACAATATATTCAGACAGAAGTTAAAGCTTACTTAGATACTCAAGTAAACTTATTAGATGAAATCTATGAGCGTATATGCCAATGGCTTATAGATTATAGAACAGGTGTCTATGGCAAGACCTATACTAGTAAAGACGAGAGACTTGCAGAAGTACAGAAACATGTAGATGACCTACCTAGATATGTACTCTACTCAGTATGCTTACTAGGTAAGACTACATTACAAGCTACTGCTACTAAACTAGGTTTATACATCCATGAAGATGTACTTACTGCAGCCAAGAGTGGTAGTGAGATACTTGCAGTATGCGATGGCTTAGGTTATGAGATCATTCGACCTAAAGCATTCAGTGGTAATACCTTTGAGATACAGCCACTGATCTCTATCCCAGCTGACATCAAGCAAGCTCTAAACTTGTCTCTATTTTTACCACCTATGGTCTCTCGTCCTAACGCATGGACTACTAAATCTAATGGAGGCTATGACCTTACTCATAACTATGCCATACTAGGCGATAGATATAACAAGCATGATAATCCTATTAATCTTCATGTCCTAAATCTATTGCAGGACGTTAGTTATCGTCTAGACAATACGATAACTAAAGAGGACGATGTACTCAATATAGACTCAATCGATCCTAAATCTAGAGAACAAGCTCAAGCTAACTTCAATCAAGCTTTACAAGAAAATAGATATGTCTATACTGAAATGGGAAATAAACCTTTTCACTTCGTATTTCAATACGATAAACGAGGACGTATCTATTCTAAAGGCTACCATATAAATATTCAAGGTAACTCTTATAGAAAAGCCATGCTCAAGTTTGCTAAGGCAGAGAAGCTTACTGAAGAGGGCTGGAAGTGGCTTAAGATAGACCTAGCTAACCACTATGGTCTAGATAAATCTACATGGCAAGAGAGACTAGACTTCATTAATGAGAATATAGACTCTATGCTTACTAATCCAGACGAGTGGATATCTAAAGCAGACGAACCTTTACTCTTTAAGTCAGCTCTCAATAGCTATCAGATGTCTCTTATAACAGGTACATCAGATCAGATCGTAAGACTAGATGCCACTTGCAGTGGTCCACAACTAATGTCAGTTGTTATGAGAGATGAAGAAGCTATGGCTAGACTAAATGTCTTAGGTGACTCTTGCAGAAATGACTTCTATACTATAGTAGCTCAAGAGGTATATAACCGAACTAAAGATAGTTCTCTATGGGGTACTAACCCTAACTTTAAAGAGATACGATCTAACATTAAACGGGCTATTATGACGACGTACTACAATAGTACTCGTAAGCCTGAAGAATACTTCGGTAAAGATACTAGAGAGCTACAAGTATATTATGAAGTCCTAGATGAGTTCACAGCTGGTGCTAGAAAACTACAGAAGACAATCAACGATCTCTGGGATAATTCTAAACTAGTCTATCAATGGACCTTACCTGATAACCATACTGCATATTGCCCAGTAATTACTACTAAAACATCTCGCATAGAGATTAAAGAGATGAAAGGTGGTACTGCAGTAATGAACTTCATTCATTCAATCAATCAAGGAGGTGAAGAAGAGAAACGATCACTATGCCCTAATATTGTACATAGCTTAGATGCCTATGTATGCAGAAGAGTTATAACTATTCTAGCAGAGAAAGGCATAGCAGTATCCCCAATTCACGACTCATTCGGTGTAAGCCCTAACAACTGTGAAGCTCTTAGAAAAGCTTATAGAGAAGTCTTAGCTGAACTATACAGAGAAGATATTATTACTAATATTCTAACTGAAATAGATCCTACAGCTAAACTAGATAGACCAGACTATAAGCTTAAAACTTCTATGGCAATTAAAAATAACCTAAACGGCTACTACATCTGTTAATCCAATCGAGAACCCTGCTACGCAGGGTTTCTCGAACTTTTTTTATTTAAAGGATTAACATGTCAGCAGTAACTGAAATAAGAATGCTATTTCAATCATTAAATGAATGGAAGGCTGAGAGATGTCTCTCACTAGATAACCAACGTGAAGGTTATCTAAGAAACATCATGGAAGAACTAGGTGAGTTAGCCGAAGCAGTTAAGCAAGGTAACTCTGAAGAGTATATTGATGCACTATGCGATATTGTAGTATTTAGTATAAATGCCTTAGATGAATACTCTTATAGTGCAACTAGTATGACAATTACTCGTAATACTTCAAGAGAAACCCTCTATCGTAATCTACTTCACGAGATAGCTAAGTATGCCAGAGACTGGGATACAAAGTACCTCTGTAACATCTATCATGTATGCAAGATTCTAGCTATGCAGGGTAATTATGATTTATTCGTAGCTATGGACGAAACTATAAAAGAGATTAGTTCTCGTACAGGACACTACAGTGCCTCACTTAAAAAGTGGGTAAAAGATATTAGTCCTGAAGCGAAATCTAAATGGTACAAGGCTAACTATGACAAGTGTACTCTCTAGTGGTGAAAAGCGAATAGTAGCAGTATTGTCTACTTGCTATGGCTTAATGATAGATGACAATATAAAAGAGCTTTACATCGACCAAGAAACTACATCTATGGTAGATAAGATTAGATCTGATCTCTACAATCTCTTATCTGACTATGTAAAGCATGGACCTGAAGTCGAGAAATACTCTAAAGTTATAGATAGTAAATTAAAAAGAGATAATAGAGATTATTGTATTTCTAATACTCAACTAGCTATGACCTTACTCTATCTCTCATTCGAAAAGTGCGAGAAATCCTTCAAGAAACTACCTACAAAAATTGCAGAATGGTATCAAGACAACAGAGAAACTATTCTAGAGATTAGCTATCGCTCTTGTGATAGTACAGAGTTTAAAGACTCTGATGAAGGTAGTTACTTATTAGCTCATACAATAATGGATGCTATAAGAGGTTAACAATGGCAATTAATCAAGAATATTTAGCAAAAGTTAGATCAGTTGTTTCTGAGTTAGATGCAACTCAATTAGAAAGAGTATCTTCTAATACTACTACGATATATGTTCTAAAGGACACCTTATATCTAACAGGTACATTAAAGATACCTAAGAAGTACGAAAAAGAGTTTAAGTATCCTGCATATATTAGTTATAAGAGTACTCTCTTCGGAGTTCTTCATAATGATTATGGATATGTTACTAAACAGATCAAGAAGTCTTATGGGGAACTAATGTGGAAGATAGCATCAGAAGGAGATAACTCTGGTCTATTCTTACAAGAGTTATTTATACCAGATAATTCTACCTATCACTTAGACTGGTACAAGGTATCAGAGGGCTATAACTTAGAAGAGTTACCATCTAGTTGTATGAAGGGTTATGGAGATAGGTTTATCCCACTAGATAATCTAGCTGAAATGACTGTCTTAGTTAAAGACTCTACTAATCAGATGGTAGCTAGATGCATAGTTTGGAATAAAGGTATAGTAGAGAAAG